CGATGTCGAGGTCGAATACGCCAGCGGTAGCGGTGTTTTGTACAGCACCTTGCTCAGCAACCTTATAGATGGTTCTGATGACTTCTCTGTTGATCTCAGCGAGGATCTCAGTGGAGAGAATGTTAGCAAGTTCTGCTTCAGCGTTCAGACCATGGATTGCCTTGAGGTCTTGTGCGAGTTCTAAGGAATACTCAGCTTTCAGCGCACGTGACTTCGCAGTAACGGTGACCTTCTCGATCGAGAAGTTCATCTGGTTGAATGCGTCAGATCCAGTGCCGTCGAGTGATTCAGCGGCATCGGTACGCATACCCTGACCGACATCATATGCAGTGCTATCTGCAGAAGCGGTTGGGTTCAGAACAGCAGGGTTAGTACCAGTCTGGGAAGTAGTACCCATACCTGATGCGACTGCGGAGAATCCATCAGTCTCGTCGAATCCTGCATCCTGACCAGAGAATGCGGTGTCTGCTTCGTTATAGAATGCTTCACTGCCAGCGGTACGGTCAGTGCCGTAGCGGGAGCGCATTGCGAAGATCAGTCCAGTAGGACCATTCATTGGTTGAACGCCAGCCAGGTCATAAGCGACCAGGTTAGGCATGGAGCGTCTGATCAAGGAGATCAGAACGGGGTCGAAACCAGCAACTGGACCAGTTGCAGTGGCGTCAGCAGAGAAACCAGCATTAGCACCGGAACCGGTGTTCATGGTTGGTTGCTCAGACAGCATTCCGCCTTGCTCGAATGCGGATTGCTCTCTTAAAAATCTTTCTTGGTTTTCAAGCAGGACAGCAGTAACAGCTCTACGATGGGGATCTGAGATCTTTTCGCAACCCTCATGATTGAGGAGAGGTGCCCACTTTTCCTGCAACTGTTCGGATTGGAACATTTGCGTTTACCTATGTGTGACGTTTACGTTTGAAATAATGTTAAATTCAATTATTTACCAAAAGAACTCAAAGTCTTAAGGTAGGAGTCCATAGAACCTGAAACGAATTCAGGTGAACTATCTACACCTTCAGACAGAGTTTCTGTCTTGGTTGTAGTTGAAGTTTTCTCTGCGAAGTATGATTCCTTCAGCATCTCCAACTTTTCACGATATTGCTCTTCACTTTCAAACTCAACACTTTCGGAAAGTGATGCGAGTTTCTCCTTTTGGGTCGTTGCGAGCCCTTCAGAGACCTTATCGAAAATACCATCGGCAACCGACTCAGAAAGACGCTTGTTAAGTCCGATGTTCTTCTCAATTTGCTCGTTGAGTTTAGCTTCCATATCATCAAGTTTTTCTACCATGCTCTCAAGCACATCATATTTTTCTTCAGGGATTGATACATAATGTTCTTCAAAAAGACCCTTCATTCCTTCCAGGAACGATTCGGTCATTTCGCTCTTGAGACCGTGCTCAATGACGAGAGCGTTCTCAGCGAACCACTCGTCGGCAACATACTCAAGATAAGAATCAACACGCTCAGCGAGTGATTCTTTTGCTTCTGCAACTTGCTCTTCAAGTGCAGCAGCATACTTTGCTTCTAATTCTTCTTTAACGACAGCAACCTTAGCATTGATTGCTGCTTCAAAGATGGTCTTTGCCTTTTCTTTGAATTCCTCGGAGAGTTCCTCACCACCAAGGAGAGCATTGACATCTTCATCGACATCATACTCTTCAGTAGTTTCGGTCTCTTCTTCGACGACTTCATCGACAATCTCAGGAGATTCTTCGATGACTTCATCTTCTGTTGAGAGTTCTTCTTCTTCCTTCATGGCTGGTTTAGCACCTTTGTTTACTACGTCCTTAACTTGCTTAAGGGTTGCGCCAGGAGTCTTCAGTTTTGCTGAATCGTCGTCTGGTTTGTAGTTCTCTGGTGTAGGACCACCGAGATCTTCATAAGAACCAGCAACCGACGTGTCCATGCCCTCTGCTGGTTTTGCGTTAGCATTAACAGCGGACTTGGATTGCTGTGTCTTTACTTCCATTTCTTGTAATTTTTTGCCACGAGACATTTGAACTCTCCGATTTACCTTTATTAAATCTATATTTATTTATAAATTAAAATATTTAATGTGTATCAATATCAAATACTATTGAGAAAGTCGTTAAACAGATTTAATTTCTGCTCATCGAGTCTTTTCTGATCAACTAATGTATTGATCTGCTTGTATGTTTTTTCTGCAAACTTCTCACGAAGAATACCTCCATCCCATACCCACTCTTTACCTTCCATGATGCCTTCAACGAAAGCATCAGGTGCAGAGGGATCAGCAACGATATCAGCAGCAGTTGCTAACATAAAATCATCGCCAACGATGTTTACCCCTTCACGAGTCATTTTAAGAGACCCAATACCACGAGAAGAAACGCCAAGTTTGACTCCTTCTTCAACTAAAGAAGAAGCAATCTTGCCCATAGGAGTATTCAGAAGTTTTGCTTTACCGATAAAATTAGAACCACTCTCTCTTAAAGAGACAATTTTGTGTGAAACTCTGTCAAGATTGACGGTTGGACCATCAGGGTGACCGAGTTCGCCAAGTGCTCTACCGGCTTGAATATGGTTTTCGTTGTATCTACCAACTTCCTTACGGAGAGTTTCCATGGGATACATACGACCATTACGATTTTTAATGTTACCCTGAAGGAAAATACCTTCAATGAACATTGCTTTCTTGCCGTTCTTCTGTTCGACAAGAAACTCTACTGATTCAATTTCCTCTCTAATTAGTTTCATGTCTGTTCCTTAGCGTCTTTGAACTTGTTGTACATATAAAACTCCTGCTGTACCTTCGGTTAGAGCAGAAACTTTAACGGATTTTCTTAAAGTAGAATCTGTATGAGAAAATGCGGTAAGAATTCCACTAGTATTGGCATCAACCGTTACTGAAGTTTGGAAATTACCATCACGACCAGAAGTTGTATTTACAGCAGTCACTTTAGAGTGACTAATAGCAGTTGTATAATCTGCAAGATTTGCTGCAGAAAGGGTAACTCTATCACCAACAACGAATGGCATTTGAGTTCCTTCGGGACAAGTAAGAACTGTCGAAGTTCCAGTGGTAATACCGATAACTCTTTGAGATGCTTTTGTTACTGCGAGTTCTTCTGGTTGACCAGTAGTAACTACAAAATCAGCATTAGTTGCATCGTCATCACCATGAATTTTAACAAAAGCATTTGCTCCAGTCGCAATTATACGAACAGTGTCACTCTGAACAACAAACGCACTCGTTGATGTTGCAGTTCCACTTGTTGCAATTGACGATCCCGTCCCAATAGGTCTATGTGCCATTACTTTTATTAATAGATCATTTGCTAGTTATTTATAATCAAACACCATCACTGGTCTCAAGTTCATCATCAACGATTTCGTCATCTTGAATTTCATTTTCGATTTCAGTGTCATCACCGAACAAAGAATTTGCTACAACCGGACGGAATGCATCAACTCTTTCTGCTGTTTTTGCATACAGCATATCTTTAATAGTATCACTGATTTGAGATGGAGACTCATCACTCACCATCATATCCATTAATTCATCCATGTTATGTATATTAATGATCTTTTCTATTTATATTTCCCCACCCTTGGGCATTTCTGGTGCTTCTGTTGCAGATCCATCTATCTCGGGTTCCATAACTGGAGCACCTAGGTCTTCACCACCGCCGGTATCAAGAGGTAAACCGGTTTGAGGATCAATAGTTGCAGGATCTGGAATGATACCTTTTTTAATCTCATCATCAATCAGTTTGTCCTGCTCAATAATTTCCTGATCAGTTTGACGTAAAATCTTACGTCTTACATAATCTTGAGAGTAGTATTTGCCAACATATGGTTGTGCGGTTTCTGCAAGTGACAATCTCTCATTCAAGAGTTCTGCTTCTTTCAGTTCAGAGAAATGATTGTCGTACAGGAAGTCATACTGAATGTGCTCACTCATTCTCTCCCAATCTTCAGGAGTGATAATGTTCTTAAGAATCAATTGAGTCTTTAACATGTCATTGAACATGTTGGAGAATCTCTTTCTCAAACGACCAACAAACTTGGTGAACTTCAGTTCGTCTCTGAGGATTTCAGATGATCGACCGAGATTAAATCCGCCTTCGCCATCCATGCGAGACGGCGGGACGTTGAGCGATCTGTATAACTTCTTTTTAAAATACTCAATGTCTGTGATTTCTCCCAGATTTTGTCCTCCTGGAAGAGTAGAAATTTCAGTACCACGTCCTCCTTCTCGTCTAGGTAACCAAAAATCCTCAAGCATAGCCATATATTTTTTATCATCACGGATCTCCCCAGTGTCTGCATTGTATACGAGTTTGTTACGATAACGCATCATAACAT